GGACAGCGTAGTCATCAGCCTGTATCTCTACAAGGCGGGTGGCGGCGTTCAGCGTGTGCGTGACGGCGGTTGTGCTTGCCTCAACTTCGGTGTAGGCGAGTTCCGTGCCCATCTCAGGCGTGAGCTGGAGAGGAGACATCATCACGGACTGCTGGTTGCCCGGCAGTGACTCAAAAGGCTGTGTAGGGATCATCAGGATTTCCTCCGGCGGGTTGTTTTGGGTTTGTCAGCAGGGGCTTTGACTGGCTCTTCAGCAGGCGCGGCATAAGCGACCGGCTCATCAACAAGCACAAGATCATCAGGGTTGATTGCGGTCGCGTATGAGTCGTCAATCTCGGCGATTTCGCCGGGGATACACATCACTGTGCCGACCCAGTGCAGGCGTGCGGATACATTCTTTACTTTCATGGCTCGATATTTAAGTTATAGCCCTATAATACAAATTTTCATATAAACAAGAAAGCCCCCAATGAAGGAGGCTTTTTTGTACTGATCCTTCCCGATCAGATTCCATCAGCGTATGCCATAGCGAGCGGGTACTCGATAATGACACCACCACAGCGGCTCTCAACGGGAACTTCAAACTCAAGTCCCTTCTGCTGAGGAGCGTACTGGCGGATCATCATCGGGATCTCAAGCTGCCAGTTGTCAACGCTATTCTCAAGCGCGTACATCCTGTCAGCACTCGAAGCACCGGCTCCGTCAAGCTCAACCACAGGATGGAACTCAACCCCAGGGTTTGCGGCTTTCAGGAACTCCAGGATGGTCTTGTCAGACGCAACGCTGTTCTGAGTGGTGGCGAGGAGCGAATACTGCTCAATCGGCATCCAGACTTCGTTGGCGCGGTGAACGCCCTTAGACTGCGAAACGATCTTGTTGATAACGCTGTTCACGTCACGAACAATCTGAGCGGCGGTCTTGGTCGCGAAGGTCTTGGAGGAGCCAGTACCATCAGCAGCGAGCGTAACCGAAGGAACGTTCGAGTTGCTGATAAGACCCTCAAGACCGTTCTCATCGTCACCAGCGAAAGCGATCGTGTTGATCAGCTCTTCCTGTGCGCGGACAGCAGCCATTGCTTTCTTGCTGGTGAGGTTGACACCGCTAAAGATAGCAGCGCGAACTTCCTGCACGGAATACCCGTAGGCGTTGGCGATTGAGCGGATGTTCGAGGTGAACTCCTTGCCCTTCACGTCAGCGCGGGGCAGATCGTTGGCGTAAGCGGCAATCACTTTAGCCATGCCGACGGTGTCGTACTGGCGATAAGTGACGGTAGCTGCGCCTTCGGGAGTGTCGGTAGATACCGGCATCAGCTTCATGGCGTTCAGCGCAGGACGCTTTACGTCGTAGGTTTTTGATTTGATGGCCTCAAGCTGACGGGCGAAGAACACGCTCTCTTCAGCATCAAGCCTGCCGGAACCTTCGATTGCGCGAAGATCAGCGGCATCGTAATTCATCTTTTCCATAGTTACTTGATCTCCACGATTGCAAGTCCAGCAGCGGACGTTGCGGTTACGAAAACGACTGTGATTTTTGTGAAAGCCTCAATGCCAGTGGCGACAGAAGCGTCGGTCAGTGTGCCATCAGCGACTGTGAGGTTGGCGGTTGCGCCAGCGACAACTGCGTCAGATGTCATAACCCACATGCGACCCTGCGTCATTACAGGCACGGTCTTTTCAGCTGCAAACTCAACGGCACCGGCAGAAGTCTGCTCAGTTGCGGGATCGAGGACAGCAAAACCGATAGCGGCTGCGCCAGTGGTTGCTTTGAGGACTTCCTTTTCTTTGTCAGTGCCAAGCATGACAGGGTAACTGACAGCCATAGCCTCTTCAGCGGCGTAGGAACGCACGTTGCGAGGTCCGATACCGTCAATCATGCCCTTTACTGCGGCTGCGCCATACTGCGCGTAAGATGTCTGAGACATTAGATTTTCTCCTTTCTTCCGAGGTTGTTTTTGTAAGCTGTGTAAGCGTCGACACGGTCAGTCTTTTCGCTTTCAGTGTTCATGGCTTTGCGCTGGTCAGCGGTCTTGCCTTCTGCATCCGTGTGCAGGTCAACATGCACTTCAAAAGCGGCATCGACATACTCGTCCGATTTCTCGGTGAGGTCAGCGTCGGTGCGGACACTCTTAATGCATGCTTCCTTGACGGCGCGATCGCTCAGCCCATCACACTTAACCGAGAATTTCTCGGCTTTCTTCTCAAGCTCTGCGCGTGCGGCGATTTCAGCCTTTGCAGTCTCGATAGCGTCTGCCTTGATCTTCTCTACATCCGGCATTGATGCTTTCAGCGTGTCAATCTCTGCCTGCATGGCATCGACCTTCTTCGCTGACTCAGCAACAACGGATTTCGCCTCTTCGGCATCGCTACGCATCTTCTCATACGCGACGATGACCTCAGGTGCTGCTTCGTACTCAAGACCGGAGTCGAGACGAAGTTTTCCCATTACTTTATCCATGTGTTCATCTTTTTGGTTGTAAAAAACCGCATCGTCGCGGTCAAGGTTTAGCCGGGCAACTCCCGCACGGCCTGTTCTGACAAGGGCGAGGTGATTTATCCGGATTTTACGCTGTACTGCGTCATACGGACAACCATCCCATTCCCCAGGTGTTTCATCAAGCTCTACGCGGTACCCAAGCGACAACTCACGCTTCCCGCCCTTCTCAATCTTATCAATCGCCTCAGCGTCGTAAATCACAATCGGAGCCTTCACGGTTCCAGCTTCCTGCACGCCAGCACCTGTCATTGTGCCGATCATAAGTTTCTTGGCGTTCGATGCAGTAACTCTCTCCGTCGGGTGGTCGTCAGTTATTGGCTTACCAGCAAACGATGCCAAAGAGTCAGTTTCAAACACATCCTCCGGCATCCGCAGTTCACGGCGAATCGTCCCATCAGCCCGGCGGTACTCCTGTATGCCTATGCGCCCGACAATCGGCGTATCAATCAGATACCCCTCATCAGTCTTTTCGGCGCGTATCGCAGCCCTATCATATCGTAGTGCTTCCATGCCTATAATCTACACATAACAATTTTACAATTCCAAACAACATTTTTCTCAACTTTTTTCAAAGCGTGCCAATCTGTCACTCTTCCCATATCGCTTCAGCTCTACACCGACACCGCACAGCGTTTCCGGGGTGTCCGTCTGACGGCGGGTTATCCCAGCGGAACACTTGCCCCTCTCTTTCAGCGTGCGCCGGCCGGACTCTGCTATCTCCTACAGTGCGCCAAATGTAACTATCCACACCGACAGACTTCAGGCGCTCCTGCGTCAGGCTTGCGTTTGCTTTCAAAATCTGGTCCTGCGCTATCAGCTTTGCCCGCGATTCAGTCACACCAAACCGTCCGGCGATCTCATCCTGCAACTGCTTCACGCTAAACCCGTTCGCTACACCTCGGTCAATAATGCCCCGCAGCTCACCATGCAGTTTCGTCGGGATGCTTTTTACGAGGTCGGTGTTCTGCAACACCCATGCCTTACGCAGCGGCTCAAGGTACGGTTCAGCTCTGTACACATCTATGCCAAGTGATTGCTGGATAGCAAGCGGACCAGATACGCCTGTAGCCTCGGCAGCTTTGATACCGGTTTTCGCCTTGACGATCATCCGAAACTGCGAATCGTTGAACTTCGATACGGCGTTAAACTGCCCTGGCAACTTCTCAATGAGGACAGCGGAATGTCCGTCAGCCATCGCCTCAAGCTCAAGCAGTAGCTCAGCGAGCGTATCAGCCCAGTCGTCACCACGCTCGTCAGCCGCTTTCTCGGTCAACAACTCCCCGATCTTCGGGATAAGCGTAGAGCGTACATCCGATGCCAGACTGCGAGCATACGAGGTCAGCAGGCGGAGGTACTCGCGCTCTTGGCTTGTCGGCTCGTTAAACAGGTTCTTTTTCGCCATACTCTAACTTGATGTCGTCGATGTCGTACCCTTCATCAATCAGCGCTTTACGCACTTCAGACGGATCAAGAGCGCCCATGTCGGCGTATATCTTGCGGGTGTCTGCTTCAGTC